TCAGTAGCCACAACATCCGGCAAAGACGACAAAAAGAAAACCACCTGGTTCGAAGTCAAAGTATTCGGAAGCCTCGCAGAAAACGTAGCAAACACCCTCACCAAAGGCGACAACATCATTGTTGTAGGCCGTATGGAAACCGACGAATACACCAAGAAAGACGGCACAAAAGGCAAGTTCACCTCGCTGGTAGCTGACGAAGTAGGCGCATCGTGCCGTTGGAACGCGTGGGTCAAAGACCAAACAGGTCAAACAATGGCTAAGGTCGGCACAATCGGCAAGCCAATGCCAGTGTTAGCAGACGAAGAACCGTTCTAATGCGTGTACTCTCACTGTTTTCAGGGGTCGGTGGGTTTGATATGGGGCTAGAAGCCGCAGGGATGACAACAGTATTTCAATGCGAGATAGATAAAAACTGTCGACAAACATTGGATTACCACTGGCCAGACATACCCAAATGGGATGACGTATCCACACTCACAGGTCAATACATACTTGACCACTGTGACGGTGTAGATGTAGTCGCGTGGGGTTCACCCTGCCAAGACCTGTCAGTAGCAGGCAAACGAGCAGGTCTAACCGGAGAACGGTCAGGTCTGTTTCATCAAGGAATCAGAATCATAAAAGAATTGAGAGAGTTATCTAATGGAAAGTATCCAACCTGGTCTATTTGGGAGAATGTCGCAGGAGCCTTATCTTCCAATAATGGTGCCGACTTCGGGGAAGTCCTCTACGAAATGGATGAAGCAGGGGCGTGTTTCTCGGAGTGGTCAATGCTGGATGCACAATACTTCGGAATCCCCCAAAGGCGTAGACGAGTGTTCGTCATCTCTTGCTTTGATTCTTCAATCGCCAGCAGATGTCCAGAGCAAATACTTGTTGTCGGCGAAAGCAGCGGAGGGGATTCTTCGAAGGGCAAACCGAAGGGGCAAGGTGTTGCCGACACGGTTACAGAAAGCGTTGGAGCAAGTAGTGAACTTGGCAGTGGAGAACCCGTAGCTAATTGTATTTCAGCATCTTTGTATCATCACGGTACGGTTGTGAATCAAGATGCAAACAATGGTCACGTTGTAATACAGCGAGACATTGTTGGTTCACTCCAAGCCAGAGACTATAAAGGTGTCGGGAACCAATACGTGATGGAGAACAAACTTGTGGTACAGCAAACGCCGCCGAGCGCAAAATGACCAAGATTTTGAAACCTGGATTGAAGGTGGAGTGTGTCCTACATTGAACGCATTTGACAACACCGGAGATAGCAGGGCAACCGTACTTGTTTTCGCCCCAGGACCTATGGTTCGTTTCGGAGGCTACATATGGGAAGGAATAGTACCCACGTTGAGAGCTGAATCGCATCGTGGTGATGCAGAACCACACATACTTATTATTGACGGTAGACGCGTAGATGATGTGCGTGTAACAACAGAACCCGTTTACACATTGGAGGCCCGTATGGGAACAGGTGGCAACAACGTGCCAATCATTGCATTTGATGGTTACAACCAGACCGTCACAGAAGACATTTATCGAGCGTTACGCATCGGCATAGACAGTGGCGATTGCATAGCTATCCCTATCCAAGACGGGAGAGAAATGGAAAAGAAACAAAACGGATTAGGTATCGGTAGCGAAGGCGACCCGTCATACACACTTGACCAAACCGGCGCACAAGCAGTAGCCATACAAGGCACAATCATAGGCAGAGCAGACCACAACGGACCACAAGGAAGCGGCGTAGGCCAACCAGGCGCACCTATGTATACCTTGGATTCAGTATCCCAACACGGAGTAGAACACAATATGCAGGTACGCAGGCTTACACCAGTCGAATGTGAACGCCTAATGGGATGGCCCGACAACCACACCCTGCCACGAACAGACGGCAAACAAAACCCCGACACCACCCGATACAAAATGTGTGGCAACGGAGTAGCCAGTCCGGTAGCACAATGGATAGGTCAAAACCTTATGGAGATAATGGGTGGCCAATGAACTATGGCCATACACCAGTGCCGACCCATTCTGTACGCACTGTGGCACCGTGCCACGCGCACTAATAAACTGGCCACAAAAAATACACGACACCTGCCCCTGTATTTGCCACCAAAACAAAACAACCAAAGCAATAGCAGCAGCACCAAAACGAAAAGGCAAAAGCAAACGTGGGTAGTTCACTACACTGGCAAGACCAAGGAAAATGTATAGGCAAACCAACCGACTACTTTTTTCCACCCGACGGCACGGCCACAAAAGAAGACACGCTATACCTATACGGCAAAGCATTATGTTGTTCGTGTCCGGTGCAGCAACAATGCCTCGACTACGCAATGAGCTGTGAGCAAGGGGAACGCTGGCGATACGGCCTATGGGGTGGCAAAACGCCACACGAACGATGGGTTTACCACGGTACGTGGGTAAGCCGCCCAATACAGTAGCCCTATCTCAACCGTAGGAAGGGGATACGACGGGAAATAGGGCTACCAACTACAACGGTATCACACGTATAGCGGCGTACCGTGGGTAGTAAATGTCAAGCAAAAACTGTTGCGCCGTAAGTAACGCGACGCGTTCAGTAGTAAATGTTAGGGCGTAGGCCGCATCTCGATGCCAATGGTCACGGTCTGTACCACGCCAATAACGCAAAACATTTCCGGTGGCATCGGATAACTCTACGATGACCCAACGTTCAGGGGTAAGGGGTGGGGTGTATGGGGTGACAGAACGTAATGCCCGACGAAAGGAATACCATCGCCGGACATCACGTGTCACGCCTTCTGCTAGAACCCTCCAAGGAGGGGTGGTCACAATTCAGGTGGCCAAGTAGCTAGCAGCAATGCCCTGGTGGGGCGTGTCATACCGTCAGGGGTTATCTGTGACGGTTCGACCCTTGCGAGTTCTGCCTTGTCGTGGTCTACCCCAAGGAGGAACGTGCGGCACCATTCATACGCAAAGGCAGGGATAGGGTGGCCGTCGGGTTCGGTTGAGAACAACACGGTGCCGATACTGTCGCCATTCCGGAACATTCTTAGTTCATAAAGGTGGTTCATACCGTGACCCCACTAACGATGTCACGCATAAACGCTGCCACGGCCTTACGAACGCCCTTATCAGGGGTGTAATCCCAACCCCACGAACCGTCGTCGTATTGGATAGCCGACTGAGAACGTCGCCACCGGCAACGGTGGTTAGATACCACCCATACGGTGCTAGGGCGATGAGGTTCCCATTCGAGAATCCAATTGCCCACGGTTCGGGTTTGTTTTAGTTCAGGGTTGTAGCCCATTAGTTGCCCCCTCCTACTAATTCGATATGGCGCACCTCAATGTCGTGGCTAGGACTATCCTCACCATCGCGCATCTCAATAAATACGCCGTCATCGTCTAACGCCAATTCAGTGGCCTCCTCAATGTCGGCGGCCTGAACGCTATACACAATGTCTACCCACGCCGGAAAACGGCGCACGGTCACACGATATGTGTTTTGTTCTGTTGTGACGGATACGCCGTCACGGTCTAATGTTTCCATATATTTACCCTTTCTAGGTTCTGCCCTTGTGGGCATAGTGGGTGGCAAGGTGGCGAACCTTACAAGGGGCAACCCCCACCCGATACGGCACTAGCTTTGCGACTCTCTCCGTTCTAGTTCTAGCTCTATCTCATACAAGGCGTAGCACTGTCTCAGGCCGCGCAACATAATCGCCATAAAAGGTACGGCCCACAAAATAAGGAACGGCCAACCGTCAAGCGTAATCGGAGGCAGAACCGACGGTGCCAACATAGCTCCAATGCCACCCCCGATTAGTTGGGTCAATGGCCAACGATAAACACGCCTCCACCGTTCCGGAGTCATCACGTGAGGACTAGCCAAGACACTTGGGTGGTGTGGAGAGAGTGGGCGACTCATTCGATACCCTCCACCGTTTCGCCGCACACGGCACAAGGCGTGGGCGTGTCTATGTCGTGGCAACCATTCCACCCCTCATAGGTGAGGCCGTTATCTTGACAGTAGAATCTATGGCAACTATCGGAACATAAAACAACGACATCGAAAAGGGAGCCGTCGGGGTCATTGACTAGATAAAAGTGGGCAGACATTATCCCACCTGACCATTCACGGAAACATTCAGGAACACGGCGACCCATTCGCCACCGTCGGGGAGTGTCGGGGTGTCCGTGTCTAGGAAACTAAACAAGGTAGCCCCTATCTTGTCACCCCACGAACCTACGCCCGACGGCGTATCGTGCCACCATTCACCTGACGGAGCTAACACGCCCCCAAGGTTCCGGAATTGCGGCGTTCCTATCTTGTGGATTAGGTATCTGACCCCATTGTCTTGGTCTTTCATCAGGCGTGGCCTTTCCACACGGCTACGGCTCCGTCATCGGTGCTACCGATAACCCACACGCCTGACCACTTGTAACGGTTCACAAATTCCAAAATAGCCTTGGCGTGATTCTCGCCCGTGTCGAGATTCTCATCCCAAGCGACATAAATCCGGCAATGGCCGTCAAGACGGCTAACGCTAATACGGTTACTGTTTGGAAGCCACTTAGTTTTTATGGCCGAACAATGAGAACGCTCCACCGTTGCCGACACTGTTTCCGTGGTCATCGCTTGCCCCCATTGTGTAGGTCTTTACGGCGTGGCACGTTCACTATTTCGATAGTAAACATTTCGCGGCGTTCGTCAATGTCGATAGGCCCCTCAATACCCAAGGCCTCACAAGCGTGATAGCGATAGTTTGAGTCTCCGTGACCGTAGGAGAATGGCACGATGATGTCGTGACCCTTGCCGACAACGCGCATCGAAAAATACGAATTTCCGTTTACCTTGTCAAAATAATGGCGAACACATAATGTGTAGGCCGATTCCGTTTCTGATTCTGTTGGCATCGCTGCCCCTTTCTGTTTTGCCCCTTGTGGGGTAGTGGGTGGCAAGGTCTTGCTCCTTGTGCCGTTCCGGAAACGAACCACCCGATAGGAATTGTGCCACACTTGTGGCACATTGTCAAGCCCCCTAATGGTGGTGCTTGGCTTCACCGTCGATTACAAGCTTCGTAGCGTGATAGCCGTAATATTCGGCGACGGTGGAGGCGTTCCAACGTTCGCCCCCCTCATCTAGCACCTCTACGGCGTTCAGGTATTCGGCGGCCTTGACCCCTGCCCAATGTAACGCCGTAGCCTTATCAGTAGCCACGGCAACCACGGTGTCTGCTATGCCGTCAATGGTGACCACCCACACTATGCCACGGTCTACGAATTGCCCCGATACTTGTCCTACTATCATTATTGGCCCCCCTTGTCAATAATGTGGGAGAACCACACGGCGAGTGTTTCTAGGTCGCTAACGTCGTCGATAATGTCACCGTCGTGGCGTTCATCATTCGGATACCACCCCAACGAAATGTTGTCGAGTTCATCAGGGGTGGGCGCGCTAGCCCCCTCATCGGTGACCATATAGAAACCGTCACGGACATATGTCACGAACGCCGAGCAACCACCCCCTGTGGAGTGAATTTCCCAAGGGCGGCCAGTTGCCTCCTCTAATATTTCTAGTGACCTATCTAGTAGTCGATAGTGTTTTTCTGTTTCCGTGGTCATTGTTCTGTCCCCTTTTCTTTTTGTAGTTCCTCTACCGTGGCGATAAGTTGGGTGAGAATAGCGACCATAACGGTTTCCATTTTCCCGAACTTTTGCCATACCTCGTAGGCCTGCTCTTGTGGTGTCATTGTGTTTTCCCTTTCTGTTTTCTGCCCTTGTGGGCATAGTGGGTGGGAGAGTGGCGAACTCTCCGAGGGGCGGCCCCCACCCGACACGGCTAATTCTCGCCGTTCTCCTCAATATCGACGACGTCCCGAAACTGTTCAGGATTTATATCGCAAATGTCGACAAGGAAACGCCAGATATTATCTAGCACCTGTCCGTCTGTAACGCTCTCAGGCGCAACAAGTAATGAGGCGATGCGTTCGAGACGGTTCACTATTTCCCCTCCAAGTAATCTGCCACGCCGTAATAGGCCTCACAGTCACCACATAGAACCATATCCACGGTGTAGATATAGGGTATATCTAGCGCGATATAGGCACACGCCTCACAGTTGGGGTCGATAGTCTTGTTTTCTGTTTCCATTATCGGCAAGCCTGACGGAAACGGTTCGGCGCGAACCTTGGGTTATCCTCAATGAAAACACCAACCAACAACTCAACGACGTTGTCGATAGTGTCTAATTGGTGCCTGGCGGCCATTGTCGCCCCTGTCTTTTCCGTCTCTTGACGGTAATCGAGCAAAGCTTTTGCTATGCGTTCGTAGTCTTTTCTTGTCACTTTCGTGTCCCTTTCTGTTTTGTCGAGCTTTTGCCGACATATAAGAGCATACACGAACCGTGGCACGAATGCAAGTCATACCCAAAAAAAATAATCGAACGTCACCCCACCCAACACCAACACACCCCGACTGTTCGGAACACACCCCGACTCCCCAACCAACAGACCCAGACTGTTGCGAACACACCCCGACTGTTAGGAACACACCGTGACTGTTTAGGTGGTGGCGTGCCGTGCTTACTTTTGTTTGCAGCTTGTTCGATTTTGTTTGCAGGGTTTGTTAGGTGTGCCTATCGCTTGGTGTTAGGCGACCCTTACAGTATTTTGTTAGGCATACCTATCACCGAGTGTTAGGTGAACCTAATCGGTTATGTTAGGCGCGCCTTACACTTGGGCCTACCTACTAGTCAGTAGGCAAAACTGTTAGGCATACCTAACTGGGGGTCTGCCGAGGCTATGGGGGGGGCTATATATGTATTACTGCTGACGTTGGTTTTCACTCTTTTGTGGTGTGCGGCGTTGGGTGTCTGTGGGTGGTTGGCTGGTTACTGAGTGTGGTTGGCGAAGGGGGGTGGTTTGGCCTGCTCGTTTCGGAGCAGAAGGCATAGGAGAAGATTTTGGTAGCCGATTTTTTTTGTTGACCGGTAGAACTTTATGTTGTCGTGATGTCTTGATGTCGTGATGTCAACAACCCGAACGAATGTGAGGGGCGTTAGCTGCGAGCGTTAGTGAGCAGAACACGAGGGGTGTCTTTGGCTTCCCCCCACAGTTTAGATACCAGAATGATACCAAGGTCGCCGTAGCCAATTTGTTTTAGCCGACACCGGAATGTTGAATGAGATGACGTTCATTACGCTGCTTGAACCTCTAACGCAACAGGGGCTTTCTAATGTCTCGTATCGAGCTTGGTTGCAGGGTTCATCTACCCCAGTTCCCTGGTGTTCTTTGCCCCGTCACTTGCAATAGTGATACAGCCGTGGTTGCCTTGCCTGTCATCTCGACGGTAAGGGCTTGCTGTGTTGTGGTTTTAGTGTAGCAGACGAATGTGTTATTGTTTTTTTGTCCACCTACATATTTGAAGGAACTAAAATAATGGCCGCGAAGAAAGCCCCTGCGAAAAAAGTTGCTGCTCAGAAAGCACCAGCAAAAAAAACCCCACCAGTAAAACGAACCGACAGGACTGGTGCTAGTGGTTTTGGTATGACTAAACAGGGTGTTGAAGCTCGAGCGATTGATGCTTCGTCTAGAAGTTATCTTTCTAATTTCCGTTCAGGTGGTGGCATTTCCGGTGAATACAGCAATCTTCTTACTGAAGCGATTGTTAAAGACCAAAAAAACAAAAAATCGGAAAACCAATTAGATAGAGAAGCTTTACGAGCAGGAAACGCTGTTCGCAAAAAATATGGTGTAAAACCAAAGAAGAAGTAATGGCTATTGAATATCGTGGCGAAAAATTCGCTGGATACAACAAACCAAAGAGAACCCCTAACGCTTCTAAATCTCACGCTGTTCTAGCGAAAGATGGTGACAAGGTAAAACTGATTCGTTTTGGTCAACAAGGCGTTGTCGGTTCACCGGATGGGTCTGCGCGTAACAAAGCGTTCAAAGCACGTCACGCTTCTAACATTGCTAAAGGTAAAATGTCTGCCGCATATTGGGCTAACAAAGTCAAATGGTAGATTCCCTTTATGGGTACAAAGCGTTCAGTTTCACCGGCAGATAAAGCCAAGTTCTTTGCTGCCATAGCATCAGGTAAAACCATCAAGGATGCTTGCAGTGTTGCTGGTATCCATATGAACACTGGTTCACGCTGGTTGGCTAAGGCTAAAGCGTTACAAGCTGAACACGATTTGCAGGAGATGGGTGCTAGAAAATCTCGTGCTAGAGAGGGGGGTGTCCAGAATGATGGGTATAACGCTTTTATGGAAGCGATTGAATTGCCGTCTGCTATTCCGTATGACCAGTTGAATGATGATGCTGTTCGAGGGTTGGATGATTTTGGGTTTTTTCGTGAGCATTATTTGGGGCGTGTCCCTTCACCGTGGCAGGTTGAAGCGGCCCTGAAAATTATTGAATGGCTTGAATCTGAGGAAAAGGAATTTGTTGTTATCAATGTTCCTCCTGGTGCTGGTAAGTCCACGTTGTTTCACGATGTTGCTGTGTGGGCTATCTGCCGTAAAAGGGATGTTCGTATTATGATTGGTTCTGTTTCACAGAATATGGCTAAGTTGTATTCGCGTCGTATCCGTGAAACTCTTGAACGCCCTATGCCTATAGAACCTGACCCTATGTTGGTGAAGAAAGGTTTAGCGCAAAACGCTGAAGGTTGTTTGTCTATTGACTATGGCCGTTTTCGCCCTACCGACAAGGGTGCTTTGTGGAGGGCAGACGAGTTTGTGGTGGAACAAATCGGTGGTAACGGTTTGGACAACAAGGAACCTACGGTTAGGGCGTATGGTATTGAGGCTGAGTTCATCGGCCATCGTGCTGACTTATGTTTGTTTGACGACGTGGCTTCACCGGATAACGCTCGTGAGTCTGTGGCTAGGGATAAGTTGTTGGAACGGTGGGATAACGTCGCTGAGGCTCGTGTTGACCCTGGTGGTTTGCTGTGTGTCATTGGTCAGCGTTTGTCGGCTGGTGATTTATACGCTCATTGTTTGAATAAGATTTCGTATGACGACCTTGACGAATCGTATGACGGTTCAGATGTGACTTCGCCAGAGCAAATGGAAGCATTAGAACCATTAAAGTCTTTCAAGTACAAACATATTGTTTACAAGGCGTACTATGACGAACTTGATATGGGTACTGATGAGGAGAAACGAGCGTTGAAACGCTTTGATGCGGCACCATATCCTGACGGTCCGTTACTTGACCCTAAAAGGCTTCCGTGGAAAGACCTATCGTTTATCCGGCATAGCAAACCCGACATTTTCAGGGTTGTCTATCAGCAAGAAAACCTAGATTTAGATGGATACCTGATTGACAGGACTTGGGTTTATGGTGGTCAAGGAGATGATGGCGTTATGTACCCTGGTTGTATCGATGAGGACCGTACCCACGGCCAGATACCTGTAGGGCTTGCCCCACCTGTACTATCTGTTGTTTCTATTGACCCTTCCCCCACAAAATTTTGGGCTTTGACGTGGATGCTGTACCAACCTGAACTGAACCTGTACCACGTTATTGATATTGAACGGTGCAAGTTGACAGCTGAAGAACTGTTGGGCTACAACACATCTACTGGGGTGTATACCGGCATTATGGATGAATGGCAGGAACGGTCTTTCCGTATGGGATACCCAATTTCTCATTGGATTGTAGAAATCAACGCCGCTCAACGGTTTCTTTTACAGCACGATTTTGTTCGTAAATGGGCTTCACGCAGTATGGTGAACATTCTTCCTCACACTACGAGCCGTAACAAACTGGATGAAAAGCTTGGTGTGGAGGCTTTACTTCCTCCGTTGTTTAGGACAGGCAATATTAGGCTTCCTAGTAACCGTGTGACCTGGAAAACTATGGCTGCTGTGCAGGAGTTGACTTCTTGGACTACCGACAAGAAGAACGGTACGGACATTGTGATGTCTTTGTGGATGGCTGTGTTGAATATTCCTAATTTGACTATGGCTAAATTGCCCCCTCGACAGTGGCGACCTTCGTGGCTTAATCAGTAGGATGTGTTATCGTTGAGTTGTCTAAGTCCAATTAAAGGTTGTAAATGAAATCTGTTGAAGAAATTGTTGCTCTGTATAAAGAACGACTTGACGCACAAGGTCCGATTCTTAATCAGATGCGTGAAGTTCGACAATTGGCTAACGGCGATGTCATTGTTCCCCTAAACGAATTAGACCGTAACACTCGTTCTTCAGTAGCAAACCTGCTTGTGCAGGGCTTAGACCAGATGAGTATGCGTGTTTCTTCTACTATGCCGTCACCGTATTTCCCTGCTTTGCGTGAGGGGCAAGACCGAAGTATGAAGTTGGCTCGTGACCGTAAACGAGCGATGCTTGCTATTTGGGATGAGAACCGTATGAATATGAAGATGCGCCGCCGTGCGCGTCATCTCCTTGCATACAGCAATTCACCTGTTTTCATCAAACCTAACTTTGATAAGCGCATCCCTGAATGGCAGTTACGCAACCCACTTGATACCTTCCCTGCACCATCTGTAGATGTTGACAATCCTGTACCGGACAACTGTATTTTTACGTATGGCCGTACATATCGTTGGTTGACACAGAACTATGGTGACGCAATCAACGGTGTTCTTCGTGTGGGCAACCCATCGTGGGACACAATGTTCAAAATCCTTGAATATGTTTGCGACAATGAAGTTGTGACGGTTGTTTTGGGTGCAGAAAAAACCCTTGACCCTATGACTGGTGCTTATTCTATGGGTGCGCCAGCAGTGGAACTAGAACGTGTCATCAACAAAACAGGTATGCCGTTAGTTGTTGTTCCTCAACGCATTACCCTTGACAAACCACACGGCCAATTTGATGGTTTGCTTGGTATGTACTACACACGCGCAAGGTTGCAGGCTTTGACTGAGATTGCTATTGAGCGTGGCATTTTCCCTGATGAATACCTTGTGGCACGACAGGGTGACAACCCTGAAATCATCCAAATTGCTGACGGTAAAACAGGGCAACTTGGTGTTGTTAAGGGTGGCGACATTCAACAGTTGCAAACAAACCCTGGCTATAAGACTGATGTGGCTCTTGACCGTTTGGAACGCCAAGAACGCCTTGAAGGTGCTATCCCTGCCGAGTTTGGTGGCGAATCTGGTACCAATATCCGTACTGGTCGCCGTGGCGATTCAGTATTGGCAGCAACAGTTGATTTCCGTGTTCAGGAAGCCCAAGACATTTTTGCTTCTTCGATGGTTCAAGAAGACAAAATTGCTATTGCTATTGAAAAAACATATTGGGGTAATAGTTCTAAGTCGTTCTTTATTTCTGGTATGGGTGGGGGAATCAAGGATTACACACCAAATAAAATGTGGGAAACAGATTTTCATTATGTTGCTTATTCAGCGGCAGGTTCAGATGTCAACAGTTTGATTGTTGGTTTGGGGCAACGCCTCGGTACTGGTCTTATGTCGAAAGAATCTGCTCGTGAGGCTGACCCGTTGATTTCTGACCCTGAAATGGAACGTGACCGGATTATGGCTGAAGGTATTGAAGCGGCTTTGTTGTCTTCTATTCAGGCTCAAGCGGCAGACCCTAACGGTCCGTATCAACCTGATGACCTTGCTTACATTGCTGAACAGGTACAATCAAACAAGATGAGTTTGTCTGAAGCGATTATGTCTGCACAGAAACGAGCGCAAGCACGTCAAGCTGCTGCTGCTCCACAGGGTTCACCTGAAACTATGCCTGGTTTGTCTGCTCCTGGTATGGGGATGGAGGCTGGTATGGGTGGTCCTGCTGGTCCTCCTCAACTTGGTGATTTACTTGGCCGTCTTGGTGGTGGGGCTGGTGCTGCGGCGCAACCTCAATCGCCTGGTGGTGTAATGGCTTTGTCTAATGCTTTGGGGGCGTAATGGCTGAATATTCAAATCGTACTGATTTACAGAACCCTGCCGCAAAAATGGCGGCTACTGCCGCTAAAGGGCAGGCTTATGGTGAGGCTGGCGCACAGATTGCTTCTCAACAGGCTGTACCTATGGGTGCGCCCCCTACAGATATGGTTTCGCCAGG